GTTGTCTTCAAGAACATATTCATCTTTTCTTCGTTTGAACGTATGACATTGGCCTTCTCATCAGCCTTGATCTGCGCTTCAACTTGAATCTGCTTGAAGTCATTAGTAGCCATTCGTCGCTTGAAGGCATTCTTGTTCGTATTTGAAATATCCAATCCATCCAGAAATGAAGCGAATTGATTTTCTTCCTGTTTAGCCGCTTCAGCTTGGGCTACAATATCCTTCCTCTTAGCCCTGCCAAGTTGTATCTGGTTAAGGAATTGTTGTTCTCTCTTGAGACCAAGTTGCTTGACTCTGGCGACAGCCAATTCAAGAGCAAAATCTTCATTTTTTGGTACGATAGCTGGGATTGGTTGGGTATCATTTATTGGTGGTAACTGGGGTCCTTGAAGACCGCCAGTGTTTTTGTAGTAACCCAATCCCTCATTTCCTTTTCTAAAAGCATAACCTGGTTTAGAATTTTTAAACTTATTCGCTGGAATAAAGTTCTTCTTACCAAAAAGACTTGCGAAAAATCCCTTCTTCTCTGGCTTATTCTTTACGGCGCTGACAGCACCACCTAAAAATTTAGGCTGCCCCCCTTTCGCAAAGAGGCCACCCATTGGGAATGATACCTTTGAGTTCTTATTCTTTGGGCGGTTCACTGTGGTGGTGTTCACCTTGTAATTGTTAGTGGTGTTCGCCTTGTAATTATTGGTGGTGTTCGCCTTGTAATTATTGGTGGTGTTCACCCGATTCACGTTGGTGTTCACCTTGTAATTGTTAGTGGTGTTCACCTTGTAATTGTTAGTGGTGTTCACCCGGTTCACGTTCGTGTTCACATTCGTGTTCACATTGGTGTTAACATTGTTCACTGCTGTGTTATTCACTGCTGTGTTTACATTTCTGTTAACTGGGACGACCCGCGTCTTTCTCGCAAACTTCACTGGTTCGTGAATTTTCATATATCTGAGGCGCTTACCAATGGCATCAACAATTTGACTCTTCGTCATCTGTTCAACATTCTTTAACTCAACCTTGCGAGCAATCCTCTTGAGGTCTGCGCGCTTTGTGGTTGCGTCAAAAAGTTGTTCATAATCATTGGGTTTCAATGGTGACTTCTTATCAACGAGGTAAGTCCTACTTGAATTCATCACCAATGGTGGAAGAGGCAATTTTCCGTCCTGAATATCCTTGTAGGCCTGACATATTTGGTCCTTTGTTAGCTTAATATCTACCCCAGCGTTGATCTTAATCAACTTCCTAAGGTTTTCTATATCTGCGTCGGGGTCGCACGCATCCATCTGTTTTATATTAAGTTAACAAAAAAGTAGAGCTAATTATTTAATAGTGGAGTAACCCACGTTGTACAGTCTAATCTTATCTTCGTAAGACATCTTGAAGTCAAAAATGTCCGTGTCACCCACGTGTATCTCAATAATTTTTGTATATTTGCTATATTCAACTCTATTCGAGACAGTTGAACGAATGAGGGACTTCACAAATTGTAGTGGATTATCAATGTCTTCTTGGTAGATCTGTTTTGTTTTGATTTTGATGCATGTAATTTCGTGTGGCTTCTTACCAAGAAACGGTGTCATTGGAATGTGTTCTTGTGTAGCACCATCCACATATGTCTTTCCCTCAAATTCACCACAAGTAAAAATAAAAGGTATAGCCATACTCATACACACTGCATCAATGACTTTCATCTTGGGGTGGGTGTCACGCGAAAAGTATTCAGTTGTCGAGGTGTTTAAGCAAAATGCGGATATATAAATCTTCATATCCAATTCCTCAAATGTGGGATCACACCCACAGATGTCAACAAGTTTGTTGCGAATAGGACCCATATCAACAAAACCACATTTGTTAAAGAAGGACTTTATGCATATTTTAACAAACTTGGAGACATTCAAATTGAGAGCCACGTCATAAATCTCATCAACGGACATCCCCAAAGCCAAAAAGAGGGCTAAGATTGACCCCGCAGATGATCCGGATATTTCTTTGACATCTACAAGTTTAGATTCACGTACCTTGAGGGCTCCAATCATTGCGTATATACCCATCGAAGCTGGACCCAAAACAAGGTACTTCATCCTCCTACTTAGTAGAACTGAGGAAATTGACGACGCAAAAGCGCGAAGACAACCGCGAACACGATCGAGTGGGTCAAAGCCGCTGGGAGGCTCGTTTGACCGGATCGGAGAAGACCACCAGAACCTGGGGGGATGGTCAACAAGAGACCTGGACTGAGTGCCAAGAAGAGCGCCGTCGTCACAATCAAGTCGGTCTTCGTCAACACGAGACCCATCGCCTTTGCGATGAGACTGTAGACAAGGAAGAACACGAGCGCGTGGAACATAGTGGCCATTTGGGAGGTCTTTCCGTTGACAAACTTGAGACTGCGCCCGTCGGTGGTCAAGAGAACACCTGGGCTGAGTGCCAAAAAAAGAGCGGCGGGGATCGCGACCTTCTGGGAGGTAATATCGGGGAGCATGGTTATTATACACTGATATTATTTTGCTTAGTGTGCTCGTAAACGAACCTCACCCAATGATCAAATGTAGCACCCACCATAAATTCATGACCGAGATCCGTATCTTCTAAATAGGTATCCACGTGTCTCCATATGTATGAGAGATGGAACTCATACGGAAACCACACAAAGTCACAATCATCTGTGTGCTCTGTGTAACAAAACTCCGCGAAATCTGAAAAGTCACACTCGGTAAGTAGGGTATGCTCAAGGAACGCGTCTCTAATGAGTTGCTGTATGATATCCCAAAGCGCCCACAATTCATCTGAGTATTTGATTTGCCAATCTTCAACACTGAGATGAACATCATCTTCTAATTCGTCTTCATCACTGGGGATGACATCGGTATTGGCACTCGCCTCGTAGACGTACTGACTCCAAACCATCGTTATTACTTATCTTCCTTTTCGGCCTTCTCTTTTATCCCAGTTAATGAGATTGACGTTGACTCCTTCACTTTAATAGTGTCCTGGATGGCGTTGAGAGCCCCCTCCAACTTGGCCTCGTCCCCACCAAAAAACGTGAGGAGCCCCTCCCGGATGGCATCCTTATTCATAGTCCCCTTGCGGACTGACGTACGAAGGCTGATCTTCCCCTTTCTAAGGTTAATGGTATCAATGCCCTGACCAATCATATGCTTCTTGACTGCCTCCTTCAGTCGTTTCTCTTCTTGGTTGAGAATCTTGATATCAGATTTTGCTTCAGAAAGTTGCTTGGAGAGCTCCACAAGCTTGGCGACGCTCTCGGAAAGTTCGTTAGGTACTGACATTATTTACATAAAGCTAAGATCTAATCTTTAAGCGAAATTAGCACAAAGAACGCATCATGCTGTCTGGGACAATGGTGGAGTTGTTCCACACGAATGGTTCCTTGGCGTTTGGTGGTTCCGCGCGGATTTGTTGGTTGGCGTTGCGCAAAGCACCACCCACCGACTCTGGGAAGCCAATTTGTTGGCGGGGTTCAAGGAAGTTTTGACCCGCGAGGATGTCTTCTGGAGCGAACTCACCAAAGTCCTCCGCGGACGCAACTTCACGTGGGAGGAGGGAGGACGCGAGACCCGTACCCTTCTCCATACCACACCCGGTTCGCACTGGAGCAGCGGCTGGACCCGCAGCCATCGCTGGGGCAATGCCGTACGCGGAGTATTCGCGTTCGCTAATGGAATAAGCAGACTTCTTGTTCATAGTGAAGAGCAAGTAGACCAACACGGCGACCGCAGCCAACATCGCGAGGTTCTGAGCACGACCCTTCTTCATCATCTTTTATATATGATAACAATTTTTTTTTATTCCTCATCCACGAAGGCATATTCTTCTGGGTAAGTGTCCAAGATTGGGTCTGGGTGAACTCTCACCTGGACAACATTCCATGAGGAACCAAAAGATTTCTTGGCAAACCAGAGACCCGCGAATTCAAGGATGACGTCACAGCTCTTGCCTGGTTGCACATGTTCGAGGTCAATGTGTTCTTGCTGCGCACTGAAAACCTTGGTGGCCTCAATACACTCGCCTGTAATCTGACCATCGGAGACACTTGGGGTGTACGCACCTTGGATGACCTTCTCGGAGAGTTGCTTCCCAAACCAAGTTTCACAATTTTCTTGAGCCGCCTCAAGGTTGAGTGCGTCAATGTCACCAATCTTTTGGAGATTGGCTTCGGAGACGAGATCAAGAACAACGTCGCCTGAGATATCGGCAACCTTTACCTTATTCAATTGAACCAAGCACTTTCGCTTGGTATCGTTGAGAGCCTTTACGAAGTAGAGTCCGTCATCACCTTTTGCTGGGGCGTTGTACAACATATTATGTATGAATTGTGTCTCAATTCTTTAAACCAACAAAGGGGATCATGGCGGCTCTCTTTATAACAGCCCGTGGAATCCACTTGTCACGCATGGGTTTGTACCCATACAGGAGCTTACTGTAGTCAAAATCCTTTGGGAGGGTTTTGCCAGACACCGGTCTGTAGTTGTACTCGTTTTTCACATATGACGTGGAGGTATTCTTGACCCACTCTTGGGTGTTTAGGTTGAAACGTTGATCACCGTAGGTCTTTGCGTAGCCTGGGATATTTAGGGTTGGCACCGAGGTCTTGACACCATAGACAAGTTGCTTGGCGAGACGATCCTCACGGGGTTTGGTCGTGAACTCACCATATCGCATTGGATCCACTTTGGCCGCGAGGGCCATGCTGACGTTACCAGGTTTACGAGAGACAAATCGTGCACTCGTTATTTTACCTGTAGTACGGGTGTAGATTGTGTTAATAGTGTCAGTTGGCTTAATGTTCACCCCCTTCGAGATCATCTTGGCCAATTTGTACATACGCTGACGATCCTTCTCCTTCTTCTCTGGACGAAGACCCAACTTTTGCATGAGATAGACGTCGTCAAAGAGGAAACGCTTTCCAGCCACGTAGAGGCGTTTATCGTGAACAATGGCACCAGTATCTTTGTTCTTGTAGGTAACACCCTGCTTCTTTGATTGGATGACCTCGTACCCAAACTCCTTGGGTCTCATAAATGGAATATCCAACATACCACCGAGGACTTCCTGTACGATCCGCCCCTTCTCAATGGAGAAATATCTCAAGTTGAGATCGAGGGCGAAGAGTTCAACATCAATGAAAATGTCCCCCTTCGAGGGATCACGACCACCTTGGGACTTCTTCTTCTTAATGAGGAGGTAGCGACGCGTCACATATGGACCAGTCTCAGAGAAACCCAAACCCAAAAAGCGACCCATCTTGGTCTTTCGGGAGAGACGCTGCTTAATCTTCATGTTGATACGTCTGGCGATTTCTCCCAACTTGTTCCAAAGGAGAAGCTTTATAGCTTGGAGTTTACCAAAGTATTTGTCATCGTATGGGAGCGTGGGAATGAATTTGGTGTCTATGTCACTCGTCACAAGGCGATCTTCTCTACTCAGATACATATTGAAGGCTTCACCCCCAGACACAATGAGGTATCCCATAGGCTTGAGGAATTCTGAAAGTTCCGCAGCTGTCTTGAGGATAATGTCGCGCACACTGTCCGTCACCACAGCGTATATCATCTTTTCGAAACTCTCCTTACCGTGAACTCTGTGTACCCGCTTCCTGAATGCCGCGAGGTTGTCAGTCTTGTAGTACTTCTCAAGAAGTGGGTCATTGAAGAACATATTTTTCTTCATGAACCGATTGATCACAGCTTCCGAATATATCTCAGTGTCCATTAATATATTGTGACATAATAATATGGTCTGTAACGTGATTGAAGAGTGTAGATGCTATGCGTACTCAGACGTAACTGACACCAAGAAGTACCAGTTCTGTGGGGTACGTAAAGGTCCCAAAGTTCTTCCATGTCCCTCAGACTGCTGTGCTGGTGGATGTCCAGGTGATTTTCCAAAAGAACCATTTAGAATCATAGAGAGGCCTTCCGCAGAAACAATAACAGATCTCAGAATCCCAATATTAGTACTCCTCGTAGTCGCTCAGTTACTTGTGATCATTTGGTGACTTAAAGATTAACCCCGTAAGGAAGATATAAGATGTCGTCTCTTGAAACCATTCAATCCGAAATTGCTGCGCTCCGTGCTGATGTCAAGGCCCTCACCAAGATTATCCGTAAGATTAAGTCCACCCAAGAGGACCCAACGGGTGAGAAAGCCAAGGAGCGCGCGGCCAACAACGGCTTCAACCGTAAGCAAGAAGTGACACCTAAGTTGCGCGACTTCTTGGGACTTGGCGAAGGTGAACTCATCTCTCGCTCGGAAGTCACCAAGTTCATCAACAAGTACATCACTGAAAAGGGCTTGAAACATCCCGATAACGGTCGCCAGCTCATCCTCGACGAAAAGTTGAAGGATCTTTTGCAACCACCTGCGGACGTTGTTGTTACTTATCTCAACCTCCAAAAGTACCTCAGCCCACACTACGTGAAGGCGGCTTAAAAAAATAACACATTCTAATAATATGAACTTCAATCAACAAGACATTGAAAATCTCGTTGGAACAAAAATAAAGAATCTATCTTTGTACCAGAGAGCCTTCACCCATAAATCCGCACTCAAGGAATATGATCAATTCAATGAATCCTTTGAGACCCTCGAGTTTATGGGCGATTCCGTATTAGGTTTTATCATCACAAAGTTCCTCTTTGATAGATATGAAAAGAGACAAGAGGGGTTTCTCACCAAAGCGCGCACAAAACTCGTTCGTTCAGAGACTCTTGCCGACATTGCCCTAAAATTGGGTCTAAACAACATGGTTCTCATGGACGAGAAAGGCATGAGGAATAATTGGAATAATAATCCAAAGATTTTGGAAGATGTTTTTGAGGCGCTCGTCGGCGCGATCTACATGGATCTTGGCTTACTCCACGCGAAAGAGTTTGTACTCAGGATTTACAACGATCCCAAGTATATTGATTTGAATGCCATCATGATTGACGACAACTTCAAGGATCACCTCATGAAGTATTGCCAAATTATGAACGTTGCCCTACCGGAATACCGTGTCGTGGGTCATCACGAAGGTATATTTTACATTGATGCGTATATTAATGGTCAATTCGGGGGTAGAGGACAAGCCAAAAGTAAAAAGCAAGCCGAACAATTAGCTGCCAGAGCATTCTTTGAACAACTTAAAAACTATCCACGATAATACATTAATATGCATCCCAATGTCAAAGCCTTAATTGAGAGGGAATACGCCGCTCAGAAGAGTGAGGAGTGGCTTGCTCTTCGCGGAAATCTCCTGACTGCGAGTGACTGTGCGACAGCCATCGGTGTGAATAAGTATGAGACCCCCGACGACCTTCTTCGAAAGAAGTGTGGTGTAGGGCCTCGTTTTATGGGTAATGAAGCGACAAGGCACGGTGAGAAGTATGAAGACGAGGCTCGTATCCTCTATGAAGAGAGACACGGCGAAGTCGTCCATGAATTGGGTCTCGTTCCGCACCCGATTCATACATGGCTCGGTGGTAGCCCCGATGGTGTGACAGAGTCTGGAAAACTTGTAGAAATTAAGTGCCCAATGAGTCGTAAGATTGAAGCATCTGTACCCGAGCATTATATGCCACAATTACAATTATGTATGCAGATCTTAGACTTGGAAGAAGCCGATTTTATTCAATACAAGCCTGCAGAGACAAATTGGCCTCGTCCAGAGGAGTTTGTGGTTGTAAATGTAAAGAGAGATCCCGAATGGTGGACAACAAATTTACCGATAATGAAAGAATTTTGGGATAAGGTTCTCTACTATAGAGAACATCTTGACGAGTTGCCCATGCCCAAAGAGAAGAAGACTCGCAAGAAGAAGGAAGTACCACCCCCCGTATGCGAAGTTCAAGCCATTTCTGATGAGGATATGTATGTTGATGATTGAATTTTCTATATTTCCGACAACTGTGACATAAAATATTATTAAAGATAATTTCTCATATATGTGTATGATGGAAGAAGAGACTGTGACACTTCCCAAACCACCAGAAGACTATGAGTATATCTTAAAAAGGAAACCGCCAATCAGACATAAAGATCTATCGGAGCTAACACCTAAACAACTATCAGCCATGAAGTACCGTGAAAAAAATAGAGAAAAAATCAACGAGAAAAAGAGACTACAATATGAGGAAAAGAAAAAGAAAGAAAATCAATAAAAAATGTACCCACCTTCCGGTAAATCTCGAAAAAACTAAATTTTTCTATAGACAAAACTTCTTAAGAACATAACAACTTTCTTAAGAATTTTTACTAATAAATTTCTATTCTCTCTGACATCACGTCGCTCCACCGACGCACCACACCCGCGCAGAGGAGCAAAAATATCGTGTGATCCCACAGGGATTCGAACCCCGAACCTTCAGATAGCTCTCTTCATGTGTTTCGTTGAAGACTCACGAGTCCATGGGGTGGGACTGGAGTCTGACGCACTACCGTTATGCTATGGAATCGTACACTCTGCGCAATAGCGTGGACGTGTTAATTCCCTCTTGGGTATGACTTTTTCCACAGCATTCCATTGTTACCGTGACATGTGAAAAGTTATGGGTATTTCTATACCCCCCCCCTCAATGACCAATCACGACCACACCCGCAGGGATCGCCCGCGCCGCACTCTTCCGACAAATCTTGAAAAAACTATTTTTTCTAAGAGGAAAACTTTAGAAGTATATATTAACTATAAAATTTTTTATTAGTAATAAATTTAGAAATTATCGGAAGGTGGGGTACAGATTCTTGACCACCTAAGTGTACCATCCCTATGTAAAAATCAAACCAAAACCATGACTATTGAGGAACTCTACAATCGTGCAAAGGACAATTTCAATGGTAGGCTATTCGCCCCCTACCAACGCGAAGGTGTCCTCTGGATGCTTACAATGGAGAACCAAACATCTGGACCTGTTAAGGGTGGTATATTAGCAGATGAAATGGGATTGGGAAAAAGTGCACAATTGATTGCTACGATGCTTGGAAACCCCAAAAAGAGTACTCTCATCGTCGTACCCAAGAGCATTATTACGCAGTGGGCAAATGAGATTAGGAAGTTTGCTCCACAGCTATCCGTCCACATCTTTGATGGACCAAAGAGACACAGCAAAGAGGCGGACATCGTTATAATGCCTTACTCACTCCTCTCAACACCCGAAGAAACCCCAATTCACAGGCATACATGGGATCGGGTTATACTTGATGAAGCTCACGAGATCCGAAACAAATCGTCAAGACTCTTCAAGAGTGTGTGTACGCTCAAAACTGATATTAAGTGGATTGTGACGGGTACTCCAGTTTTCAACTCTATGAATGACTTTGTCTCCCTGTGTGCGTTCCTCGGTATTGAGAAGTCGCTCGTTCAAGGTATGAGTAATAAGATCAAAGATATATACATCCTTCGCAGAACCAAGGATGACCTGGCAAAGATCAACAGTAGATTGGAACTTCCACCGTGTCACTTTGAGAATGTGGAACTTGAGATGTTCCCAGATGAGAGGAGGTTGTATGAGTTTGTATTCCAAGATGCTCAAGAAACTATTAGGGATGCCTTCAAGAATGCCATCAGTCTCAATTCAAAAAATATGGTTATTCTCGAGTGCTTATTGAGAGCCCGGCAGTGCTGTATCCTTCCACAGATGTACTTAGATGGGATTGCCAAACAGAACAAGACACAACCTGAACGTTGGATAGGTAGGTCCAACAAGATGGAGACCCTCTTTCGTATGATTAAATCTCACCCAGATGAGAAAACCCTCGTGTTTTGTCAGTTTAGGGGAGAGATGGACTACATTCAACAGAATATGGAGTGTCCAACTTTTAGGATTGATGGCTCTGTTCCCAAAGAGGAGAGAGACAACCAGGTCAACGCGTTTAAAAAAGCACCACCAGGGGCTGTCTTCATTATACAAATCAAGTCGGGAGGTCAGGGACTCAACCTCCAAGAAGCTACACGCGTGTATATTACGGGTCCATCTTGGAACCCCGCAACAGAACTTCAAGCCATTGGTAGAGCGCACAGAACAGGGCAAAGTAAGCCAGTGTATGTGAAGAAGCTCATCTACAAAGAGGGAGACGCGTTCATCTCAGTAGAAGAGGAGATCCTCGCCCTTCAGGGTCACAAATCCATAGTGTGTTCCAAAGTCCTCAATGACGAGAGAATTGAAAACCAAATCCCAGTCAAGAGAACCAACGACAAGATTTCAATCCTTGACATTAAAAAAATATTCCGAGCCTAAGGTATACAAAGATGTCTATGAAACCAATTGGAAGTCGTGCCGAAGTTTTCCACGGAACCGCCGAAAAGACCACAGGAGGCCTTCGCGCCAAGGATCTCATGTTGGATTCCAAAGATGGCCAAATCAAGTCAGTTGCTGCTCACAAGGCTGCCCTTGAGCGCATGAAGTCAGAAGGTAAGAAGCACTTGACCAAGGTCTTCAAGCCAAAGAAGGGTAAGTTCGCGCTCCAACCCAAGGAGGGCACGAAGGACTACAAGAAGAAGATTAAAAAAATGATGTAATACTATAAGCATGACACTTGCAAAGTGGGACGAGTCTGTCAAGTTAGCTAAGATTAAGTTAGGTTTGGACCCTAAGAGATTTACCAAAATTCAGGGCAAAATTCTTAGAGAGGCTCAAATAATATATCACCTTCTCCTTTTGAATAAAAATAGTAATAATAAGTAATTATAAATGGCAGCCCTCGCGGGTATGTTAGCTAAAAGTATGGCCAAGGGTATGGCCAGATCAACCGCGCGTCAAGTTAAGAGGGAGGCGTATGGTATGGCTAAAGACCTCAAAAGGAATGCGAGAGGTCTGGCATATGACTACCGCAACCAAGCCAGAGCCGCCGCAACCAACTATGTTGATGAGAAAAGGAACCGTATTTACCAAACCGCGGGTAATGCATTCTATACAAAGACTGGCGGTCGGGGGCGCAACTACAACCCAACACCTGCGTACTACAACAGACCTGGTACCAACGCATACCAACCCCTCTATTAGATTTGGAACTGGAAGCCCTTGAGGTTTTGTGGTTCATAGACGACCAACTGATGAAGTTTCCAAGTACACCCGAACTTTCTGTTCAAGAAATAGACACTATTGAGTTCAACAATAGTATGTCCACTATTTCTTGCATAGAGACCGTTAGAGACTTCAGTTTTAATTGGATTTTTATCTGCGTCGTAGACAGCCGCCTTAATCATACTATTGTGATCTGTGTCAACCTTGACACGAAACTTTGGTTCGCGATCCGGGCTTTCCTTAATGTTTGAGTTGAACATTGGGAGGAGTTCCTCCTTGGTGTGCTTCTTTCCAAATATCTTTTCAGATTGTTCGGCCACTGCGGTAATAATCTTGTCCTCAATGTTCTTTAGGGATTCATAGAACTTTTTAATGTAACTTCCCTCTTCGTCGTACCCCTTGAGAGCCAAGTCTACATTGTATTTGGTAGGACCAACTTCTGGGGTGAAACCTGAGATTCCAAAAGGCATATACAACCGTGGAAATTGAATTCGCATCGGCGTCCCATCCTTGGTAGAGAGGACAATCTTTCGGTTATGAAAGTCGGCAATTTCCAAATTTTCAATAGCGTCGGTAATTTTAGACATTATGCTATTTGAATATCCAATCAAAACTTTAAGCTGAACATGCCACGCAGTCGGGTTCAAGGCTGAATTGAATTGGTCGTGCCTTTGCCTTGGATCGGAGGTAGTACATCCCCGTCTTGAGCCCCTTTTTCCACGCATACATGTGCATTGAGGACAACTTGGACATTGTAGGGCTCTCCATGAAGAGGTTCATACTTTGGGATTGATCAATGAAGCGACCGCGATCCGCAGCCATATCGATGACATCCTTCATCTTGATTTCCCACACGGTTCTGTAAAGATTCTTAATATCATCTGGGATATCCACAATATTCTGGATGGAGCCACCCGCCTTGACCATGAGATCCTTCATGTCCTTAGACCAGAGGCCAATCTTCTTGAGATCCTCCACGAGGTGCTTATTGACAACAACAAACTCGCCTGCGAGGGTGCGTCGCAAGTAGATATTGGTCGTGTATGGCTCAAAACATTCATTGTTACCCAAGATTTGGGCGGTGGAGGCTGTGGGCATGGGTGCCATGAGAAGGCTGTTGCGGAGACCCTTTTCCCGAATGCGTTCCTTGAGGGCGTCCCAGTCGTAGTTGAGCTTTGTCTCCCCCTCCCACATATCAAACTGAAGGATACCTTGGGACGCTGGCGATCCCTCAAATGTCTCATACGCCCCCTCAACCGCGGCCAATTCACAACTCGCCTCGAGGGCTGCGTGATACATTGTCTCAAAAATGCGGGCATTCATTGCCTTGGCCTCGTCGGAATCAAATGCGAGTCGGCACAAAATAAATACATCCGCGAGACCTTGGACACCGAGACCAATTGGGCGATGTCTCATATTAGACTTTCGTGCGGTCTCCACGGGATAGAAATTTCTATCGATAACCCTATTTAGATTTTTGGTAACAACCTTTGTAATTTCATGGAGTTTCTCATAATCAAAGGTGCGAGTCTCTTCATTCACATACTTGGGGAGAGCGATTGATGCGAGATTACATACAGAGGTCTCATCCTTGTCTGTGTACTCTATAATTTCGGTACACAAATTTGAACTCTTAATAGTGCCCAAGTTCTTTTGATTTGACTTTGTGTTACACGCATCCTTGTAAAGCATGTATGGCGTCCCCGTCTCCGTTTGGGACTTGAGAATAGCCTTCCACACATCGGCGGCTGGCACAGTGGCATTGGCTCGTCCCTCTTCCTCATACTTTGTGTAGAGGGTTTCAAACTCTTCACCCACGGCGTCTGAGAGCCCTGGTGCCTTATCTGGGCAGAAGAGAGACCATTGACCACCCTCCTCAACCCGCTTCATGAAGAGGTCTGGAATCCACAGCGCCGAGAAGAGATCCCGACAGCGAGCTTCTTCATCCCCCTGATTGAGACGCAACTCCAAAAAGTCCATGATATCCGCGTGCCACGGTTCCAGGTACACCGCGATTGACCCCTTACGACGACCGGCCTGGTTTACATACCTCGCCGTGGCGTTAAATACGCGAAGCATTGGAATGATACCATCAGATTGGCCATTTGTCCCCCGAATACGAGACTTGTTGGCTCTCACATCATGGATGTGCATACCAATACCCCCGGCCCATTTTGAGATTTGTGCGCACTCCGTGAGACTGCCGTAGATCCCATCGATTGAGTCACCCTTATTTGCGATGAGGAAACAACTCGACATTTGAGGCCTGGGTGTGCCGGCGTTGAAGAGGGTTGGTGTCGCGTGAATGAACATACCTTTGGACATCTTGTCGTAGGTCTCCAACACAGCGGGGATATCTTCCCCGTGAATACCGATTGAGACCCGCATAAACATATATTGGGGTGTTTCCATCAGGATACCATCGAGTCTCTGAAGGTAACTCTTCTCCAGGGTCTTGAGACCAAAATAGCCAAAGTCATAGTCCCGCTTTGTATCGATGTCATCCCTCACACGACCCGCGATTCGAGCAACGTCCTCCGTGACGATACCAGCCTTGGCCAACTTCTTCATGGCGGTGTGAAAGTTGTTGGGGCACACCTTCTGGATGTTACTCGCGATGATACGAGTTGCGAGAATTTCATAGTCTGGTTCTGAGGTAATCATACCGACACAGATTTCAGCCGAGAGCGTATCAATCTCCTGAGCGGTGATCCCATCATAGAGGGATGAGGCAACTTGTTGGGCAACCTTGGATGAGTCACAATTGTCTGAGAGTCCATACGTTAGATTCTTGATCCTATTGGTGATGTTATCAAATTTCATATCCTCAATACGACCTGAGCGCTTAACGACTCTCATGTTTATTAACTATTCTACTTGTTTTATTTTTAACTTACTTACGGCACTTCTCAAGATCACCACTTGTAACCTTGACAGTCCCAAAGGTTTCAAATTTACGATCCTTCTGGAGAAGGTATGAGTTAACAAAGAATGGACCCTCTTCACCGGCCTTGCTCACTGGAGCATACGAGCCGACGAAGCAGGTTGGGGGTTGGCATGGGATTTGCTCAACATTTATGGGTTTGCCATTGTATGCCTCATCGAAGTCAGCGATGTTCAACATTTAGTATTTACAGAGTTTTTTTTTCCAGGTCTATATTAAATGTGTGACAACCTCCACCTCGATTCCCTCAAGCAGTGTGAGACTCCACTCAATACCCTATTCTTTTCTGAGTTCAACCAAAATCTTCTCCAGCGCGGAATTCGTCAGGCGTTCAAGAATAAGACTGGGATTGCGATTGATCGTCAAAACCCAGATGACTTGTACAGTATCATGCGCGTTGTGTTCATCAATAACTCTGGTGACCATCACTCTCGTGTGAATGAACAAGTCAAGATGATGAACGCCCGTGTGATTGAAACCGCCTTGGGTCAGATCCAGACTGGTGTGTCTCAATATATGGCGTATGTCCAAGACATCGATACCATATCTGTGCCACTTGACCAACCAATCAACACGAGTACCGTTGGCAAAAAGATTGGTTACAACAACCAGATTGGATTCAATTAAAGTTTTGCGTCTCTACACTGATAAGATGAGCCTCAATTACTATAAATCGGAGACTGAAAAAGTATGTAAATCTAAGGGATGGGATCGTGCTGCGGTAGACACGGTCTGGCTTCTCCTTACCGAGGAATTCGGTGAACTTGCCTCGGCTATTCGTCAATACAAGAAGACGTACAAGAAGACTGGCCTCAAGAAGGAGAGAGGTACGGACGTGATGATGGAGATGGGGGATGTCTTCAGTTACCTCTTCCAACTGGCGCATATGTTAAATGTTGATCTTGATCAGATGTGGGAAGAACATCGCTCCAAAATGAAGACTAAAAAATATAATCTGAAGTAAAAGTAATTATGAGTAAGTATATGCTCGATGACGAAGATGCCATCAACGATGTGAATCCATTTGTCTCCCACGACTTCTCCCTTCCAGGAGGTGTGAGACAGACGGGTAACTTTGAGGATTTTACTGAAATTAAGCAAGAACCTGGTATTCCAGACCAGACACGTAGTGTGTATTGTGACTATGGCCTCTGTGAGGAATCCAAGGGTGGGTGTTCTTTATCTAGACCATTGCACCCACGAAGAAATATAGATATGGGGTATACGAGGAACGATAGAACATTTATTCAACGCGCGGTCATTGGTGTTGCCAAAAACCCCAAGATGTCCATCATCGGCGCATTAATTCTCGCGTTCTTCATTCTCACGATTCTATATTACATAACACGTTAAAAAAGTATTCAAGTCGTGATTCGTCTGTAGACCTTTGTATTAAGTCAGACAGGGTATCTTCGCAAAATGTCCTCATAAACTCCCTCTGCCAAGCACTCTTCACGTTAATCCAAGGTGGCTGGAAGCTGGGATCCAATATAGTACTCGCACGGGCTGTGCGAATGTATGTGTGTACAGACCTCTTGTCGGCAATAATGTTTTCGAGGGCTAACTCCGCCATCTTTTGACGAACCTCGAGGGTCTTTTCACACATTGTATCTAGGAACTTTTCATATGGAATGGACTGTGTTTTGGAGGTGAGCATAACCCAATCCGCGAGAGGTCTCGTATGTATGCAGTCCTTGTACGTCTCGTAACCCTTACCACGGACAAAACGTTCATATACAATCTCAACATATTCCAGGTCAGACTCGATATCATAGACGGCTTTGGCCGACTTGATGAATGACGTCATTTTGGTGTACAGGTGAATATAATCTCTAAGTAATATATAAAAGATGTCAAAGGGTCTCATCATCGGTGGTGTCATTTTTTTAATGCTCATTGTGATCGGAGTTGTCGCGTATTTTATGATGATGAAGGATGAGGAACCAATTTTGGGACCAACCGCAGGACCAACCGCAGGGCCAGCCCCAGTCGCAGGCCCACCAAAGGGTCGCCACGTAAAGTTGGTGCACACAGTTGCCTATGATGAAAGTGCCGAAGGTAACGTTGACGATAAGAACATGATTATTAACTTGGCCGAACTTGAAGTGTTTGATGCGAGTGGAACAAACTTGGCTGCCGGTAAGACTGTCACCGGAAGTTCCGAAAATTCTTCACATGGGTATATTAACCTTACCGATGGTGATAAAACAAACTTTGCTCATACCCATGGTAGAACTCCGAGTGAATATGATTCCATGCAGGTTGACCTCGGTGGTGAAAAGGAAATCAAGAAAATTGTGATTACCAACAGAACTTCATGCTGTAAGAACCGCGCCGTGGGCGTGAAGGCTATCATTTTGGCAGCCGATGGTACCACAATTGTTAAGGAAACCCCAGCCATTTCTACAGTGGCGGATACCTATACCCTCACTTTCCCAGGAAATACGTGGAGTTAACCTAAGTCACCCCGCCTTATCCCAAAACCAAGTAAAGAAATGTATTCCACCATCGCCAACAACAGCTTCTCCTATCTCCTCACTCTCGATGAGTTTAGGAAGGAGCTTCCCGAGGAGACGAGACCTTCTTGGATAAAGATTACGACAATCACTATGGTCTCAAGCTTTATCCAAGACATTGATATTAAGAAACTTCGTGGTATTTTCGAGGAATTGGGGTCGTACAAGTTGCGGCGTGTGGGTACGGAGGGTGACGCAGGCTTTGAATGGAAGTTGAAGCCTACGACTTTTTACAACCAGGTGACCCTCACATACCACGACACCTACAGTACCAAGTCTGTCAAGGTGTTCCCCAATGGTTCCATCCAAGTTGCGGGGTGCTGTGATCTCTTTGACTGTAAGCGGATCATCACCCAACTGACCTACATCTTCAAGACTTTTTTGGGAATGGAAGTTCAAATGCCCGTAGACTCCTTCAGAGTTGTGATGATCAACTCAAACTTCAGCCTCAACTACAACATCAATCTGATGCGGGTGGCTCAACACTTTGAAAACTACTCCCACATCTTTAAGGTTTCCTTTGAACCTGATAGGTACAGCGCAGTCAAAATCAAGTTTAAACCTGCCCAAGATATGAAAGAAATCACCACGAGTATCTTCTCAACTGGCAAGATTATCATCACTGGTGCGGAGACCCTCAAGGAGATTGCGTTTGGGTACAATATTATCAATCAACACATCAACGACGACCCCGAAATCCGTGTCTCTCCTACCACAGAGACTGATGTATTTGATGTATTTTTAGGACACAAATGTGAACCCATGGTTGAACACTTGAGGGCGAAGGGTTTCAACTCTTGGCTCCAGACGATTACGAATAGGCAAATTAATTTTTAATATCGATGTACTTTATACTAAAGATGTCTACTGGTGCCATAATTGCGGTTGGAGCTCTCGGTGTAATGGTATGCTGTTCCTCTTCATCTGCCGCCATGATGATGATGGGTGGGGATGGTGACAAGACCACAGACCCAGCTCCAACCCCAGCTGCGGGGCCAGCCGCGCCCGTGGTACCACCACCAGCTGGCCCACCAAAGGGTCGCCACGTAAAGTTGGTGCACATAGTTGCCTATAATGAAAGTGTCGAAGGTAACGTTGACGATAAGAACATGATTATTAACTTGGCCGAACTTGAAGTGTTTGATGCGAGTGGAACAAACTTGGCTGCCGGTAAGACTGTCACCGGAAGTTCCGAAAATTCTTCACATGGGTATATTAACCTTACCGATGGTGATAAAACAAACTTTGCTCATACCCATGGTAGAACTCCGAGTGAATATGATTCCATGCAGGTTGACCTCGGTACTGAAAAGGAAATCAAGAAAATTGTGATTACTAATAGAACTGATTGTTGCAAAAAGCGTGCAATTGGTATCAAGGCTGTCGTTCTTGGCGCTGATGGTACAACTGTTATTAAAGAAACACCAGCTATCACCACCGAAGCAGATACGTATACTTTTACTTTCCCAGGAACGTCATGGAGCTAATCCAAATTAATTTCTAATTGTATTTTAATAAAGATGTCTCAACGACTTGGAATGGCAGACGGGCGATGCTTCACCCTCAACTCCTCAGCCCAACTCACCAACAACTACATCATGAACCAAAATGGTATCGCTCTCGAAGATAACTACAGCTACCGTCAACTTCTCCAAAAGCAGGGGCCAGAACTTCTCAACAAGATTCAAGAACAATCTCGTTCTACCTGCGACCCATGCGACCGATACACCGATATGTCCAAGACGTATTAGGTGAGCTAAATTCTCATAAAAACTTTAAAACCATACTCTAGAATGTCGCAATGTGCCATATGTCTCAATGACGTCAGATCGACGAGGACCAACCCTCCGATCCGATGTGGACATATGTTTCATTCCCACTGTCTAGAGGAGTGGAAAGGTAAAGGTAAGAATACGTGTCCCCTATGTAGAAAAATATTTGACGTTTCACAATTTAAGGTGACAGTGACGGTTCAGAACAATTACACAGCGCAGTCTAACGCTGTGTCATTGGAGAGTGAAGCCATTTTCAATATAATGGATATATTTGATATGTCTTTTGATGTTGAAAATACAGTGGATTTAGGCAGTCTTTTGGCTGACCTTGGGGTGAGTCTTTCCGACCTTGATTCCCTTATCCTTGACGCAGAATGAGCTACAGTAGGTCTCATAGTTTAACCCAGGATAGTTTCTTGAAGCCTTACGAGGATCTTTAATAGCCTTCCCCTTTGCATCAACCAGAAGCGGCCCCGTAGCCCACCCCCGCTTGTGGCTGAAGACATTAGCTTTTATAACAATCCGTTTATTTGGCGCAAACGTACCAGCACGCTTTACCCGAGAGAGTGGTATCTTGAAGAATTTGGCTACAGACTCTTGTGTGTCTCCGGGCTTAATTCGGTACTCGATGACGCCGTGTTGTACATAGAAGTGGAAGTCTCCTTGACGAATGTAGTTTGTTGGTCTTCCAGGACAGACAAACATCATAACTTTGTAGTATCCCCTTTTACACTTCTCATTAGGCTTGACTTGGTAAATCTTACCGGGGTTGTCTGAGAGAACAGCCTTGGGGAGTCCAGTACACGTTGTGTAATCATTTGGTTTATTTGAGAGACCTGAGCGGTCACCTGGGATTGATTTTTGCCACCTGTAGGCTTCATAGTCGCCAACCGCATATGCGTAACAGTTGTTGTTACCTATACCAGTGGCAGTCCCCCAACGCTTGTTGGTGAACTTTCTTTCAGAACCACTCAGAGGAAGGTCCTTCTTCATTTGTAGTTTGTGTAGAAAAAAATATAGATACTAAGTAAAATGCAACTCCTTGACCGTGTCGCCAAGTCTGAAACCAAGTCGGATATGCTCACTGAGCTTCTCCTCTTCATTCTCAACATTCTCATCGCGACCTTTGTCCTCCGATTTGCGTGGAACCGATCCCTTGTGAAGCACATCACTATCTTCAAGCCAATTGAGACCATGCTTGATGCTTTCATCCTTGCGTTGTCCTTGAGCATCGTTCGGGCTTAGATTTCACTATAACCCACAATCTTTTCACCTTCTGGACTTACGAGGGTTGGAAAGGCCTCCATACCTGAACACCCCTCTTTATCACAATCTACGAATTTGTGGGGTTTTCCATTCTTCTTCATATAGTCCAATTGTTTTACCGTCCAACCACATCCCATGGTCCCGTACACAGTCCACTGTTTTCCGTTTGAAGCCGACCCAGCAATGGTAACATTCACATTACGGAAAAGAATAAAGAGGGCGACGGCGACGAGAGCAATTATTATCATTTGTTGACGGCGCATAGTTGTATAGTATACGATTACATATTTTTTATGAATCTACACATTTGTTCTTTAGTCAATTTGGGATCTAACTTGAACATCTTTGCGAGATCTTCCTTTTTGTAGAGACGACACTTACGTTTGTCAATCTTGAGGTCACCATTTTTGTTGATGAAGACCTTGGGGCGTTGTGCGGGCGTAAACACTTTCTTGACCCGTTCAACTATGGGTGCAATCCGCTTTTCGATTTCTCGCACTTGGTTCATCACAGATGGATCACGTTTCGCGAGACCGGGTCTCTTTAGTGGAGCCTTCTTCTTTTCTGCTTCTTTTTGGAGAACAGCTCGTGCGCGACGGATGGCACTCGAAGTGCCAATCTTCTTTGGTACCGGTGCGGGCATCACCAACTTCTTTGGTATTCTCTCCTTCCCTTGAAGGAATGGATGCTTTAGGATGTCATCATAGGTTGGGAGATCTTCGTGTTTCTTGAGACGAAGACGAAATGATTTAACGTCTGGACTTTCTCGGGTGAGATAACGAGCTGGAAAGAGATCTCTAATGAATTGTTTGACAGGTAATGATTTTGAATAATTGTACACAATATTGAGAAAGTAGTGCGCATCATACATATAGTGTGACTTTGTGGATATCCCCACATTATTCGCAAATTGCTTATCGTACACGGGATTTTTAACACCTTCTATCGTTGCGAGACCAAAGTCAATCATCACGGGTACGTTACCCTCCATTACCATGATGTTGTTCCAATGAAGATCGTGGTGTCTAAACTTGGGATACTTTTCGTGGATTTTCTTGAGGTTTCCGATGACTTGTGAAATTACTTTTCTGTACGCAATCGCACTTGGTTGAGATTTAATCCAGTCTTCGAGTGATTGACCCTTGATGTATTCAAAATAAAGAATATCCTTATTACCACACGACTTGAAGTGATACATACGGGGAACGCCCATACCCCCAAGCTTCTGTGCGATACGATATTCCATCTTGGCGGATGCCTCGTTTGTAATCTTTATGGCAATCCGTGTTTTACAGGCGTCATCAAGGCATCCATAGAATACCGCACCATATTGTCCCGTCCCAAGCATCCTGAGTTTCCCCCCCTTTTCAATTTTAATTCCAGTATTCGAGAACATTTCTTGTTTTGGGTCACACGCCTTTGTACCTCTCAAAAACTTTTTGACTTCTTCACCGACCGCGTTCTTCTGGGCATCGGTCTTGGCGTTATTGGCAATATGGACGAGGTCTGCGAGTTTGACCATACTTATTACATACTAACAAAATTTTCATCATACCACCTGACTACGGGATTATCTTCATCGAGGTCTGTTATAATGCCATACAGTTCAACTTCATCTACATGGCACATGGCATGTTCAAGTAAACTTATATTTTGACTTTCAACGGCACCGCACATAAGGGAACGACCCATGAGTGCCATGACTTCGGTCCATCGATATTGGGACAGTTCGCAACACGCAGACTTAAAGATCTGAAATAGGATACGTCCCATCGCGTGATCTTCATGTGCCGCAATTTGGTACAGCAAATACATTTCATCGTCGTATTCATATTCACCCTCACCCTCATACCTTATTTCAAAGTCAATATAGTCCACAATGTCTTCCTTCTTCTCACGGAATACTTCATAATCACCGCGGTTAATGAGATCTCGAAGTTCCCTATAATGCATGTTCTATAAAGTTTACGAGAAAAGAAAGTACTTAGGTTGTCTCTTCTCGTGAACAAGTGTTCACATTACAATTTATATTTAGATTTATTCTTCGTCTACTTCTTCATCTTCCTCGACATCAACCTCGTCCTCTTCTGGGAGATCAAGGCCTTGGAAGGCGAACGATGGAAGCTTCGTGGATTGTTCCAAGAGGGCTTGTTGGAGACGGACAGTCACACCAAACTTATTGTCAATGAACCAAATGGAACTGACGTCAACAATGGCCATAACCTTTTGACCCTTTTCAACCGTATCAAGTGGAACGGCAGCCTTCTGCATGGTGTATGCTTCTGGAACGAAAGTGCCATCTGGCTTCGTCGCAATCTTGAGCTTGAGGGTTGATGGGTATGGCTCCTTACCTGGACGGACAAGGGGCTTGTAGAGCGCTTCACGAAGAACCGCGACATTGAACTCCTTACCGAGCCACTCCTTGGAGTTTTCGGCAACAGTGTTGACAATGAGTTCATCAAGTTCCTTCAACTTGGCGTGAAGGTCCATCGCATCAGCATTGTCTGGGTCAAAAGAGAGATCCAAGGAATACGTCGTGCGTCCAGTACCCTCGTCGGTGAAGGCACTCAAACCATATGGAGAACGCATGAAGGGAAGTTGAAGGTAGAGCTTTTTGTTGTCGCCACCATTGAGATAGACGGTCTTACCGCCATTCTTATTTTTACGAAGTTTTGAAAAGCCCACAGAGGAGGCAGTGAAATCGGAGGATCGTTGGATAGCAAGCGACATTGTAGAGGGTATTATATATCTTCTTGGAGTCTCGACTTTAAGCCCGTTAACAGTTTGGAGGTCTTTTAGTGGGATCTGTACACCCTATCGTGTGATTAATAGCAAATTCGGGGGTTGTACTACTGATTACTGGAGCTGTGACAACCCAACCATTTCCACTAGCTTCTCTCCATCCAAAGTGATTTGCACCCTTGGCTTTAGCTGCGGTGCGGCATGAGTCTATACTGTTGCATGCAATATCTTCATATGATGTAACACCATTATAGTGTCTTGCGCGAATTACATTAGTCTTTGTGGTCTTGCACCCCTCATTGATATCTTCACCTCTCACCACACAACCAACGAGGTGATCAGCCAGTGGTGCAACCTTACCCGCAGTTGCTTCCCCATCAATATTAGCCCAGCAGGTGTTACCAGCCTTTCTCCACCCAAAGGCCGCATAATTCGCATCATAAGCCAGTTTACGACAGTCTTCAGCAGAGCTTCCTGCCCCCAATTCAACGGTACCCGCTTTGTATTCCGATAAATGACTTTCATCCGCCGTGATATAAGGTATTGGGGCTGGGGCTAGGGCTGGGGCTAGGGCTGGGCCTGGGCCATTGTCGTCATCACCCCCCATCATCATAGCTGCTGAGGATGAGGAGCAGCACACAATTACAACAAGGGCGCCAACACCAATTATGGCACCTGTGGACATTTACAGTACCCTGACATTTTTTTTGTTGACATACACTAAAAGATAATCATGGGTCTCTTTAAAGACTGTGGCTGTGGGTGTAATGGTCAGAAGCAACAGGAGAAGTTCGTGACTTCCCTCATCTCAGGCCTCACCTTTTTCATCATCGCGAACCCCGAAACTTTCCGTCTCGTCAGGCGAGTTCTCGGGCCACGCATTGCGACCCCTAACGGTTGTCCATCAACTATGGGTCTCCTCGTACACACCCTCGTGTTCATCCTCGTCGTGTGGGGTATGATGAACGTCAAGAAGGAACTCCCCAAGATAAAGGAGATGGGCCCATCCGCGGGATGCTCGGGTTGCGCAGCCGAGAAGGTTGCGCCACCACCCCAACAAGCTGATGTTCTCATGCACCCAGGTATGGTGGACGCACCATTTGAAGACACTGGTCTCCAACTTGAATCATTAGATCTCAATTCTATGTAAGGACAAAGGAGCGATCCGTCGTTTGTTCAATTTTTGAAAAATTGATATTTTTAATTTTTTCGTATATATTATTCACATGTTTACTGGTAATCATAAAACAATTCTCAATAAACATTTGACCATTGTGTTCTACAATCAGAGGTCCGGGACTGCCAACCACTGATTGTAAAATTGCGTGCTGCATGTGTGCGTGCTTATGTTATGTAGCATTCTATTCTTTAAAACTCTTCGTCAAATCCAATGTCGTCGGTGTCGTCGTCCAGTTTACCATAGTCCCCGACCCGCTTCTCGAAGAAGTTTGTCTTCCCGTCCAAGCTAATATTCTCCATAAAATCAAATGGGTTCTTTGAGTTCCAAATGGCTGGCACCCCAATCTGTTTGAGGAGACGATCAGACACGTACTCAATGTACTCGGACATCTTCTCAGAGTTCATACCGATGAGATTACAGGGGAGGGCGTCCAAGATGAACCCCTTCTCAATCTCCACAGCCTCCTTCACGATTGTGTGGAGGGTCTCAGTACTGGGTCTATTGCGCAAAGTCTTGAAGAGTTCCACGGCAAACTCTTGGTGGAGACCCTCATCGCGGGAGATGAGTTCATTTGAGAAGCAGAGACCTGGCATGAGACCCCGCTTCTTCAACCAATAAATAGCGCAGAACGAGCCCGAGAAGAAGATCCCCTCCACACACGCGAACGCGAAGAGGCGCTCGGCAAATGAGCGAGACTTCTGGTCAAACCACTTCATGGCCCACTGCGCCTTTTTCTCAATACAGGGAACTGTCTGGATAGCTTCAAAGAGTTGCTTTTTTTCTGATGGGTCTTTGATATACTTATCTATGAGTTTTGAATATGTTTCGCCATGAACCATTTCATTATGGCATTGATACGCATAGAATGAGCGCGCTTCGCTTATCTGTACCTCATCTGCGAAATTGTTATTGATGTTCTCAAAAACAATTCCATCGGACCCAGCAAAAAACGCCAGGATATACTTTATGAATTTCTGTTCATTCTCATTGAGGGACTTCCAGTCGTCCAAGTCCTTGGAGGTATCTACCTCCTCAGCAGTCCAATTGGACATTTGAGCCTTCTTATAGAGATCCCAGAGGTGTGGATACTTCAGGGGGAACACAGTAAATCTGTTTAGGGTAGGCGCCAAGATTGGCTCATACTCCTCCTCCACCCATTCTTGAAATTCAAAGTAGTTTCCGATGCGACGTCCATCACTAAATATTTGAGGGTAAGTGTCAAGCCTACCATCACACAACGTCTTGAGATCCTCCTTCTCAATCATAACCTTCTCATACTCCAATCCCTCCGTTTCACAAAGTGTGACGGCGTGGTCGCAATATTGGCATCCTTCCTTCGAATAAATTGTGATTTTCATCTGTAGTATTATCCCTGATAATTTTTTGCTTGAAAACTCTAAGCATGATTGTACCATCTGAAATAATTGAAGACGATATAGTCAAACTGTTAGTAAACGAAGACGACGTAGAAGACGAAATGTACGCAGTTGTGGGAATGAACACTGGCCTGGTACTTGGGGTGCGATATCTAAACCCTACTGAGCTCATATATAAATCCGCCTGTGTCTATCAACTTGAAGATGGTGATATGAACCCCGCACCCTACGAGAGTGTTATGGAACACTACCCAAGTGGAACAACGTTTGAAGATTTGGAGATGAAATCCCTCGGTGACAAAATGTATGCGTTTTATTCTGAAATTGATATTGAGGATTCCGACTCTGAAATCTATGACGAAGATGAGAGTGACTCGGAAATGGACGACTTTATTGTCCCCGATGACGAGATTGACGGACAGGTGATACCACCCTCTAACTATAAGTCTATAGACAAGGAATGGAATGAATGGAAGCCCTCAACCCCAGGCGCTCGGAGTTTTAAAGAGACTGTGGATGCGATTGAAGCACTGGCAAAAATACACGCAGATAACCTAAGTTTCGGCGCGTAATTCCAAAAACTAAAAAAGCTCGCCCACATTCATACTATGATGCTGGCAGCTATCTGGTCCGATTTGGACCAACTATTACCTAAAAAGATCGAACAAAAGCCAGTGAATACCAATTTTTGTCGCGAGTGCTCGGGGGTGAAAGTTATTTCACCAGAGGGCCTCCCCACCTGTTCGGAGTGTGGTCTCATAGAAGACAACTTCGTAGATGACAGCGCCGAATGGACGAGTGGAATAACCGATGATGGACGTGTGAATGATCCCTCTCGGTGCGGCAACCCAAACGCAAATCCCGAACTCTTTTCCCAGAATTGGGGGAAGGGTACTATTATTTCAACGCAACGCTCATCAACCTACGAGAACAAACGAATGGCAAAGATTAATTTCCATATGTCTATGAATCATAAGGATCGGTCACTCTTTCACGCGTACCGTGATATAGATGAGGCATGCCACACTCTACCAGACACAGTCCTCAAGGATGCCAAGATGATGTATAGAAAGTTCAACGACGAGAAGTTGACCCGAGGTGCGGTAAGACTTGGAATCAAAGCCAATTGTGTTTTGTACGCGTGTCGTCTCGCACAATTTCCGAGAACAACGAGGGAGGTTGCCGATATGTTTGGCATTCAATCCAAAGATATTAGTCGGACAACCCAAATATTCAAGGATACCATTATGGGTATCACCGAGAAGAACTATGTGACGAAATCCCATGATGTCATGCAACGGCTTCTCAACTCTTTTGATATCTCGCGCGAAGATAGACTTAGATGTAACAAAATGTGTGGAGCAACGGATGACTGCGTGGAACTTATGAGTAAGACGCCAAATAGTGTAGCTTCAGCAATCATCTATATAGTTCTTAGCCCCGGGATCACAAAGGCACACGTGTGTGAAAAGTGCTCCGTATCTGTACCAACACTCAACAAAATTGAGAATATTATCAAAAAACACTTAGAGGCTAAAAGTCTATTGTAATAAAGAATGGTAAAGTTGTTCCTATCAACACCATGTTATGGGGGTCTTTGCTTAGAAAAGTATATGTCCAGTATTATCAAGTTACAGCTTCTTCTCATTAAGGAAGGTATACAACTGTACCTCGATACCACTGAAAATGAATCCCTCGTACACCGAGCCCGAAATGTTGCTGTTGGTCGCTTCATGCAAAAGACAGATTGTGAGTATTTCATGTTTATTGACGCAGATGTTGATTTTGAGGCGGAGTCTGTCGTGCGTCTCGTGAGATCGGGTCACGATATTAGTGTGGCGTGTTACCCCAAAAAGGTGGTGATGTGGGACCAGGCTGCTGACGCTGTACGGGGTGGCGATGAACGAAATATGGCGATGCTTTCTTCAAGTCTGGTTGTAAACTTTGGCGCGCAAAGAATTTCAGTAGAAAATGGTTTTATTCCCATCCTTGATGGACCAACTGGATTTATGGTCATTAAGAGGGATGTCTTCAAGCAATTGGAGGACAAGTTCCCTGAACTGTGGTGTAAAAATGATCACCAAAACCGAGACTTTGACGACTACCATGCCTGCTTTGATTGTATGATTGACCCAAACTCTCGGCGATACCTCTCAGAAGACTACGCATTCTGTCGCAGATGGCAGCAGTGTGATGGTAAAATCTACGCGGACATCAACACAACCCTTGGTCACGTGGGAAACCTTCCATTTAGCGGGTGCCTCAATGATAGGCTTAAGGCTTAGACACAAATTATTTGTAATATGAAGATTTGTACGGTTGTTACGACTCGTTCAAAGTCTTGTTCCGTAAAGACACTTCATACAATCCTCAAACTTAACATTCATTGTATTCAGAATAATGTTCAGAATGAGATTGTATACGTCAATGACGACCCCTTTGATAAGGTTGAGATGATTCAAAAATGTCTAACACGATGTGATCGAATTTTCTTCATAGATTTTGGGATTAATGTAGACGGAGACTCCATTAAACAGGTTTTCGAAGATCACGAGGGTATTGGTGCTCTCGTCTTTCCAGGTGTCAAAGAGGGTATAGATTGGGGTCTCTTTAGACACAAAGTTAAGGCTGGCTCCACCGAACCGGTGTCACAAATGGGTTTAAATTTCGACACAGAAGTGGGTAAAAAAATATCAAATGATATTTACTCAGTCGTAAATACTGAAGCAAAGTCTTGGGTTATGTTTTCTAAAAATATCATAAAAAATTCCAAAGACAAAAAGGGTAACGTCAACCTTCACGTGAAGATATTTGAAAAGTTGAAGGAGAGGGGTGTGAAGATTTATGCCTTTACAGCAGCTAAGTTAGTCATGACTTATCCACATGAGTGTATTAGTAATATTTTGAGTGCGGCGGGTGTTAAAACCAATTAAAGTTTAAATTGGTACTACATATATGTCTACGCCACTTCACGAACATGTTGTGAAATTCATCCATCATGTTTGGGGAAGCAAGGAGTATTTCCCCGGTCCACAACCTGTGTCCATTGAGTACAAACACTTTCCAATCCTCAAGGGTGCTGAATATGTTGTGTGTGAAAAGACTGATGGTGAGAGACACATGTTAGTTGCCACAACATTTGAAGGTAAGTCTGTGTGTATGTTGGTCAACCGAGCCTTTGATATGATTGAGGTCAAACTTAGACTCAATAAGAAGGTCTATGAGGGTACAATTCTTGATGGTGAACTCTACGGGGGTACACTCATGGTGTATGATGCTCTTCTCGTGTCTGGTGAAGCCGTGGGGCATCTCAACCTCTTTGGGAGACTTGGGGCTGCCGAGAAGATGATGAAAGGTATCATCTACGTAAAGTCTGATAAGTACCGTCTCAAAATGAAAACATTCCACGCCACGAGGGACTTTGACCACTTCATGTATAAGTATCTACCCACAGTTCAACAGGATGTAGATGGCCTCGTGTTTACACCTGTTAATGAACCCATGCGAATTGGAACACACGAAACTATGTTCAAATGGAAACCGAGGGAGAAGAATACAGTTGACTTCCAGATGAAGAGGGGTACGAGTTTCGATGGTGGACACGTGTGGAAACTCTATGTCCAAGAAAAGGGAAAGTTATTCTTTGAGAGTGAGTTCCCAGTGACCCGTATGAATGAACCGTGGTTTGAGGAGGGTGCGATCGTTGAATGTATGTACATCACTTGGGAACCAGGGCCCCTCTGGTGGAAACCCCTCAAGAGGCGACGGGACAAGACGCACCCCAATAATAGACGCACCTTCTATAGAACTATCGTCAACATTAAGGAGGACATTCAGATGAAGGAGTTTTTAGATTGTAGACCAGAACATAGTGCCCAGCCGTCTCTGGGAGCGTAGCTTCATTCACTACATCATCATTTATGTAATACCACACATCTTCGTGTTTTACAAAACTCACATAGTGTCCATCGTATTGTACACCCAAATGAACAGCACTCGCAATGAGGTCATATTCATAGGTGTCTATCAAAATCTTTTCAATGACGTGTATATGACTTTTTCTATCAAATGAAATCATTAAAACTTGTGGAAGTTTTGAAAATACCATTCGGGTTGTCGCAACATTGTGTACCCGTCCCTCGGTGTCTTCAAAATTTTCAATCACATTCCAATCCGCACTCTTTATGAGCATCGCAGCCAAGTCTGTGCCTTGGGAGGTCACGAGATGGATCCCAAAGTCTTCTTGGGATTGTGTCTTCCCCCCTGGCCAAATAGTCTCTTGTGTCTTTTTTCCGTAAAACCATTGTTTTATGTCGGGACAGGATCGCTCGAGGATGTCTATCACACAAAGGATCGCTTCTTGTGTGTCGTGGGGCTCCCTATTCTCAAAACGCGGGAAATGTTTGAAAAATTGTGTCATCAGTGGACCCAAATGGACGAGACCCTTCTCTTGGGAGATCCAGTAAAACTGTACAAGTTTTGTGTACAATTGTGTAAACTCACAATCACCCGTGTAGCCAATCTGTAAAAAGTAATTTGAGAGGACTGGGATATGAAGGAGGCATTGTATGGCTGTATTGAAGTAACAGGTATTTCCAAGGTTCAAAAAACCTCTCATTACATTTTGTGTATAAAAAACACTTAAGAGAATGCCGCGTATCATTAAATGTAAACAAACAATGCACGACGTCAAAACTATTGTTGAAAAAGTTCTTCCCCTCTTTGACACCCACAAAGAGGAGGAAAATATTGAAGTTGAGATGCGGCTTGGCAAGCACAACGGATCATTCTTCGATACCAATGTGGGCAAGGAGACTTTTGATAGAGTTCTTGAGGGTCTTCGCAAGTACGACGGTTGGGAAAAGACGGAATATTCCGAACTTGATGTGTACTACAGCGATGCTAACAATATTCGTCTCTCGGTCAACAAGGATACGGGTGAAAATGGCAAGATGATCCAAAAGATTAATGTATTGAAGGAGGATTTCACTGGAACACCCCTCGATATGCGCTTTAGCGTCTCCCGCGAGATTCCAACGTGGGGTGAGTACGATATGGATCGTGTGCGCACAAAGACGCGACACTCATTTGTACGTAAGAACCTCAGCATTGATATGACAATCTCATCGGGTGACAACGCCGATATGGATTCCGAGGAACCATGTTCATATCAAATTGAGTTTGAAATTGTGAAACCTCAAGATGTTTCGTCGCGCGACGAGTTTTTCAATATAGTGTACAAGGTGAATGACTTGTGTAAATTAATTCCTATGTAATAAGTATAATAAAATGTCTCGTGCACCCATAATAGGTGGCGTTGTTCTACTTGTAATTATCATAGTTACTACTGTAATTTTTATGATGGGTGGAGATGAACCCCCAATTGGCCCAAGCCCTGGTCCATCTCTTGCTCGCTCAGCTGCTGGCCCAAGCCCTGGTCCATCTCTTGCTCGCTCAGATGCAGCTCCAGCAGCTCCAGCTCACCCAAGTGATGTGACGCCACCACCCTCTGGTGAAACCCCGGGTATGCTTAAATGTGTCAATACACAGCGTCGTGATGAAATGGGGTGGGTTGGCAAAGGTCGTTGGACTACAGAAGAAAAAGCTCGTGAGGTGTGTAAAGATTATGAATATATGAGTATTGAATGTCCAATGGAAAGTGGTTTTGAGGTGTTCTGTGCAAATGACATTTCTTTAGCCCAAACCCTCCTTAATCGGGAATGTAAAGGTGATGTGGAAGGTACTGAGATAGCCGGTGGCACAAATGCGCATTGTAGGGGGCCATATAAATGGGGGACTTTGGATGCTGGTGGTGTCAACAGAGGAGCAGTATACAAAATATAAAGATCTCTGTAATAAGTAAGATGATGCGTTACGTACTCCTATCCCTTTTAGTCCTTGCCCTCATACGTGAGAAGTCTAGCCAGTCCGAGGAAGTCGCGGGTTCCAAAAACTTTCACCTCAGCGGGGGTGCCTCCAAGCAGATGTACCTTCTCATGCATAAGAATGGGGTGAGCCAAGAAAATCTAAAAAAGTTCGTGCAATTGGAGGATCGTTTTCTTCAAATTGAACGAAATTCTGTGTGCTCGGGGATACCCAACTATGTGGAGGGTGCGGTGATATCTAATTTGATTAAGGATATGTTCCCCCACTACAACTTCGCATACCACACCACACACCTCAAACAAATTGGGGAACCTCTCAAAAATGTGAACACACGAATAAAATGTTAAGTTATCACTTGAATCTCGTTCTTACACTTTTATTATTACCACTAATACCCACAATAATTAATATAATTGCAATACATAAAACTGATAATATAGAGACAATACCTGTGACACCAATTTGTTTTTTTGAATCTGTCTTGAGTTCGTCGAGTGACTTTGGAATATAATTACCAATACCACCTATTTCAGTTCCACCTCCTGTGGGTGAACCTGTATTCGTGCTTTGATCGCAACTAGCATTAATAGTTGAATCAGCTATACCTTGAATATCAAAATTCATATCACATATTTGAACAGGTCTATTACAGTTTGTGTTATACCCACCTGGTAAATATTTATTACCCACACAAACCCCACCAAAACATGGTTCCATATCGGACCAAGATTCTTTATAGTCTTCTGGTGTGGCTTCAACCAACTTGTCATATGTTTGTCTTTTTTGTGCACAACCAGCCGCGGTAGTATTTGTATTACATACCCCATTGGTTACGTTGTAACACGAACACCATGGATCAGCTCTACCATTTTCAGTTTTACAGTAAGCTTCCGCGAGAGTATTATAATAATTTTGAAGATTGTCTCTACTGCACACACCTGCACTCACCATTCTATCTCCAACTTTACAATATTCCCTAGCATATTCAGCACCCCCGTTTCTTTCCATACAAGTTCCTCCGCTACCGCCCGGATTGCGCGCGATGTTATCTAAATTTCTACAAAATTCAACTCTCTTTCGACCCACATCATCGCATAAATAACTGGTACAGTAACTTTCATGTCCGGTGCATACATACGAACTTAATTCACTCTCACTTGTACCTTGGACACGATAATTCGCACATTCCATTATCACTTACTATAATCCAAGAATAAAATCGTCGAATATTATAAATGTCACAGGGTGCGTTGGTAGGGGGTATCGTACTGATGTTATGTGCATCTTCTTCGGTAGGTGCAATGTTCTTGATGATGAATCAATCAGCAAGAACATCAGATTCTCCAACTCAATCCTCAACCTCAACCTCGACTCCATCCTCAACCTCAACTCCATCCTCAACCTCGACTCCATCCTCAACCTCAACTCCATCCTCAACCTCGACTCCATCCTCAACCTCAACTCCATCCTCAACCTCAACTCCATCCTCAACCTCAACTCCATCCTCAACCTCAACTCCGCCATCACCAGCTCTACCTCCACCTCCACCTTCTCCAAGTAGTTACTTTAACGAGACTTGTGCAGATCTGGGGGGTGGTTCGGATATTATTTCGGCATCTAATTTGGACGATTGTATGAATTTATGTAGGACCAATGGTCATGGATATCCTTATAGTTGTAAGGGTTTTATATATGGTTCAAGTTTTCAGGGTCATTCGCCATTTTGTAAAATATATAATAATAAAGATCTAGATCATGGTACACAAATATGTAGCATGGGTTTGAAGACTTACACCCTAAAATAAACTAAAACTCCAAACACACGGATAACATGTTGAGAAGATTCCATACAAGCATCTTATGCTTTGGACTCTCAATTTTACTATAATTTCTAACGATGTACATGATGAGCGCATTATCGTCCTCATCATGTGTTTCCAATAAATATTTAACTGGATCGGGTGCGTTCACAAAATCATCATTGATTTTGTATTCCAATTCAAGTTCACATATTGACTTCTCACTTTCACGTCCCTTCCTAATGTAGTCAGCAATAATATAGAATACTGCGTCCAGAAGTTCCTCAACGCACATATCAATCCAGGAGTCTGAGGGTGTTCCCCATTTCTTTGTATCAGAGTTGACAATGATACCGTGACCGTAGCGCTTCTTACCAACCTCAAGGCGTTCAATCAATTGTCGCTCAATTGATTCCATGTCTAATGACATTTAACGCTTCATCCTTAAGTTTAACCAAGTCTTCTTGTGATTCGCCAATTGTTTCATCGTTGGAGCTTGAGTAAGAATATAGTTTGTCGCAGCATTTCTATATTGTGTCACCAAGTTACGTGGAACGTTAGTGACATTGAGTTGACTTCCAATAAACTTCTTTTCCAAGTTTTTACCTCTCTCATTCTTCCACCGATTGACGAGACGCTTCTTGAGCGTATCAACATCCTTCTTGAAGGGGACACCCATTTTGTTACCAGTCTTCAACTTATCAAGGCGCGCCTTCATCTCCTTGACATCGTTGTTGAGGGAGGGCATCACATTCTTGTACCTTGTCATCCATCGCTTACCATAGAGTTTCTCAATATCCTTACGAATAGAGTTTTCATTGAGACCTCTCTTCTTGATGACCGCGTCCTTCTTTACGTTCTTCTTCTGTTGAGCCACCTCTTTGCGAGTGGGTGGTGTCTTTGGCTTTGGTTTTGGGGCAATCATAGCGTTACGAGCCTTTTCAATCTTTGTACAGAGACTCACCTTGGTCTCTTTGGGATCAAGCTTAATTTTGAGGATTCCCGCAACTCGGAGAAGTTCAGTCTTGCTGTAACCCGTACACGTGGCTCGTCCAACCTTAAAGGTGTTCCCCGACCCAACGAGAGCAACATTCTTCTTCTTTTCGGTATTACGGAATGTGGCACTCTTTGTGCCAGAGACCTTCTTGATCTTGTCACAAATCTCCTCCTTCTTTGTGGAGACTGTGATGCCAACGACACCCATTTTCTTCGCGAGATCCACAAGTTCGGACTTTGGCATACGCATACACTGTTTGGCATCAATCTTGAGGGCTGCGGCCTGCTTCTTAGTCAAGATGACTTTCTTCTTGGGAGCCTTCTTCCCCTTGACCAATCTATTTGGTACCGAGGCGGTCAATATGATATCCCCCTTCTCATAGAGCATCTTTGCTAATTGGGATCCATCGGTGTAGGCCACGAGCATATCAGCGGGGGTGGGGGCACCAGATATCTGAATGTTCCCACTCTTAGCCAAAATATACTTGTGACCCTTGTATGTCACATACATAAAGGGTGAAAGTTCTGGATCATATTTGGCATCTACAGCGCCGTACTGTAACACAAACTTTCGTTGAAGTTCTGGCATACTCTTGAAAACACCATTGACTCTAAATTGTCCACTAAGATTATTGTACTCAAATGGACTGTAAAGGAAGGCTTCACGATCGCTGTAGTTGTCTACCATAAAACGACGAATGAGTTCAGGTTGGTTTGAGATATTAGATCCAATAAATCCCCCCGAGAAGCGAATCTTACCATTCTTGTAAAAGTTAATGGTGGCACCCTTAGACTCAACGTCATTGGAGATCGTCACTTTCAATTGAACTGTAAAAAAGTCCTTACCGAGGTCTCCCTTCTTACCATACTCACGGGTATGAGAGAAGCCTGTGGTAAACCTGCCATAAATACCATTAATCTCCTTTGTGTCTATATAAAGACCCTCGCCAATAGGTGTCTTTGGAAGTGGTGACTTGAGAAGGATCTTTTTAAGGTTGATACGTGTCTCGGCACTAAAGTTTTTATTAACAGTTGCGTTAAACATACCTGGATTCAATTTACTGACTTTGAATATGATAGGGGAAGGCATCTCGGGCATGTTATTGTCTGAATTATTCAGAAACTGCGCAAACTCGCCGTAATTTGAATTATCAATAATGTTCTTCTCGAGGCGGGGTGGAAACCCCATATCTGCCTCAATCTCCCGAACGAGAGCATTATTTGACGCAGTCGTAGAGACAGAATTTGGACTGTTCGCGGGGCGTAGTTCTACCCCTGACTGTTTCACAAATTCTCTGAGCTGCTGGCTCATTATTACTATTGGGTAGCATTTTTTTTAGTAATCATCTGTGAAGCCCAAACTCTCCTCAACCACATCAACACCATAGATGACCGGTTGTCTGGGGTATGTTCGCCCCTTGTAGGTGACAACCTCTTCCCTGACTTCAATATCCCGTGAGCTGAAAGGTCCCGCATAGAAGTCTGGATTGAACTTGGGTTTGCCCAAATTATTGGCTTGACAGTGTTGATTGAACACTTGAATGAAAAGCTTTTGGGGAACAAAGAGGTCTTTGCCAAAGATGATGTTCGTACTTTCCAAGAAGTTGTGGAGGGTACTCGCCACCATCGCGACCTGCTTCTGGATCTTCTTGAAGTACTCTGGTACGACATTCCAAATATCTTTGTTCCTATACTTGTTTGAATAGTCAAGGTACGCCTTCACACATTTGAGAAGAATGATTGGCAATTCACGATTTAACTTTTCATCGAGTTGTGGATCGGCATCTCTCACCTGTTTTGAAAAGTTCCAAGCCAAAATACGACGAAGAACAGACCCAGAGTTATCCTTCCAATTTGGAACCTCATTACCACCGAGGACACCTGGAACATTCCACTCAATGGAGACCGCAGTCTTATTCTTTACAGCGACACTGACATCTTCTCCTGAAACCATAGATTGGAACTCAGCCTGTTCCAGGGCAAGATCTCCCTTCACTTCGGGGGCAATAAACATAAATGAATCCTTAATCGCCGAAAGACCAAACTTCTTTTCAATATTATTGGAGAGCGTACCAACATCTTCATTTTCGTAAAACTTCTTGAAGACCTTGGTAATGAGAGTTGACTTACCTGAGCGAGCGATACCCTTGAAGAATGGAATCACCTGCCAGCCATCGAGTTCCCCGACGTCAAAACAGAGACGACCACCCATCACATATGCCCAATTACACACCTCATCCTCAAACTTCTGGTACTTGAGCACTGAATCAAACCAGGGGGTTGGAATGTCCTGCCAGTTTTCCAAGTGTGAAAAGTCATCAAACTGTTGGTCGAAATACTTACAGGCGATGATGGTTGGATCGAGACACCTAAACTTCTGACTATCATATGGATAGAAGCAACAGTCATATACGCCTCGTTCTGGAATCCATTCTTTGCCAACAAAGACACCATTCTTAAATGACCATACGTGACGCCTCTTGGTAATCTCGGGGAACTGGGCATCCAAACACTTTGACATATTATCAATGACGTCTCGGAAGACATTACCACGACTCGTAAAGTTCTGCCATACCTCGAAGTTATCATCCTTCTGTGCGAGGGAATACACAAACTGCTCAATCGTAAACTTTGGTTGCCAGGCGCGAGTTCTGTGACCCTCGACGGTTTTCATCTCTTCACAGCATTGCCCCTTGTACCTACGATACCCAGCTTTGTAGGTTTGGTCGAGGGAGTACAGGAGACACTTTTGAAATGGTGTCGAGTTTTGAACGGCTTCACTGTCAAGAGTTGTTGGATCCCCCAGGACACTGAATTGTGGCTGTACGGTTGGATTATCCACACGCTCAAAGGACATATAGTGACGCCGAATATTGTGATACCCATCCTCAACCTGCTTCTTGATGTTATTTATACGCTTGAGTACCGTAATCCCATTATCGTCTGGCTCTTGCTTGTGAATCTTGAGATCTCTCGCGTGGTTTTTCAAATTGGTCAAGTATGTGATCTGTTTGTCACGAATACCCTTGATCGCCAGGAGATCAATTCGATTTGGATTTGGGTTATCATATTCATCCCAGTTATCACTGTGGAGAAATTGACGATACCCAAGTTCACGAGCATTCCTGAAGTCATTGGCTTTGAGATCCCAACGTCTCTCCCACTTATCTATTGTATCACGTACTTCATCTACCTTCATTGATTGGATGTGTTGTTTCAGAAGTTCCACCAGGGCTTCATACTTATTAGGTTCCTTATCAATGAAGTGGGTATGCTCCATTTCTATTTATTGAAATACGACTTTTGTTTCTAAGCTTATTTTGGGGGCTGCATTTTGGCAAGCATCTTTATGAGAATTTTATTTTGGGTTTCCAATTGGTAACAGAGGTTAACGAGGGCAGAGCACACGGTATCACCGTCTGGGGTTGCCAAGAGGGAGCTCATGAGACCTGCGAGATCCATGCCTTCATCCTCCTCTTCAAAGAAATCCACATCTTCCTCCTCGTCAAACTCCAACTCTTCATCCTCGGAGACAATCTCCCCCTCCTCAACTTCCTCAACTGGTTCTTCATCTTCAGGACGAGACGACATTTTAACTTAGACTGAGAATTTTCAAAATCAAAATTTTCGCAGTCAGGTGCGATTTCACCCGAAATTATTTTCTCTGCTTATAGTACAAAAACTCTCACAATGGCCGGTGGTCTCATGCAACTCGTCGCCTACGGCGCCCAAGACGTCTACTTGACCGGTAACCCAAAGGTCACCTTCTTCCAAGCTGTCTACAAGCGCCACACGAACTTCGCGATGGAAAACATCGAACAAACTGTTAACGGTACCGCCGCCAACTCTGGCCGCGTGTCCGTCACTATTGCCCGTAACGGTGATTTGGTCGGCGACATGTACGTCGAACTCCAATCCGCGGCGGCGAACACCAGCACCGCGGATGGTGATGATGCTTGCTGGGTCGCTGAACGTGCGATCGCGTCTGCCGAACTCTCTATCGGTGGTCAACGCATCGACAAGCACTACCAACGCTGGTGGAGATTGTACTCCGAGCTTTACTTGGATGAATCCAAGAAGGCTAACTGGGCCAAGATGACCACTGCCAAGACCGGTAACACCGTGTACTTGCCTTTGATCTTCTTCTTCAACCGCAACCCAGGTTTGTACTTGCCATTGATCGCCCTTCAATACCACGAAGTGCGCATCGACTTTGACTTGACCTCCACTTTCTCCACCTACTTGAGCACCACCGTGTTCAAGGTGTGGGCGAACTACGTGTACTTGGACACCGAGGAGCGTCGCCGCTTCGCGCAAAAGGGTCACGAATACCTCATCGAGCAAGTGCAACACACTGGCTCCGACACCGTGACTGCGGGTTCCACCTCCAACAAGCGTTTGTCCTACAACCACCCAGTCAAGGAACTTGTCTGGTGCTTTAACGACCCAGCGGCGGCGAACGTTGCCACTTCTTTGTGGAACTTCACCTCCGAACCAGCGGCGACCGACATCGTCCTCGAATGCGATGCCCGCGCGGGTACCGCGGCCAACTGCTACGTGCCAATTGGCCAAGCGGGTGGTGTGCCACTCTTCAACGCGGATGCCTCCACGTCCGACTTCGATGAAGAGCGTGTTGGCCCAATGACCGACTTCAAGTTGGTCCTCAACGGCCAAGACCGATTCAAGGCCCAAAAGGGTAAGTACTTCAACCAAGTGCAACCATACAACCACCACAGTGGTAACCCATACGCGGGTGTGTACTCGTACTCCTTCGCCCTCAAGCCAGAAGAACACCAACCAACTGGCACGTGCAACTTCTCGCGCATTGACAACGCTCAAGTCGCGGTTACTCTCCCAGCGGCGGTTGCTTCCACGACCATGCACATGTTCGCGGTCAACTACAACGTTCTCCGTATCCAATCGGGTATGGGCGGTTTGGCCTTCTCTAACTAAGCTTATTTCGGCTTAAGTATGTAACTCGTTCGCGTATTTAAAACACAAAAATTAACATAATTCAAATATGTTAAGTTTTGTTTAGCGTTCTCAAATTAGAAATCTCACATTTCGCAACTATAAAATATTCTACACGTAATATATATAAGCACCATGCAAGGCAAACAAAAAACAACACAACAGCAATTGGGTATGTGGATTCCAGTATCAATCCTTGTTGCTGGTATTATTGTGAGTATTGTTACGATTTCACGTAATGGTCGCAATGGATATTTCAAACTTAAATAAATGATCCGATGTAATAACAAATGCAAGATATATACACAGACGGAAGTTGTTTGGGAAACCCAGGTCCAGGTGGTTGGGCCGTATTTGGTGCTGGCATTAATATGTCGGGAGGGCAGGATGGAACAACAAACAACATTATGGAAATGACCGCCGTCGTTCAGGCACTTCAACAGTGCCTCGCACGCGACATTCTTGAGATACAACTGTTTACAGACAGCACATATGTCAAGAATGGTATCACCTCGTGGATTAAGAATTGGAAGAGGAATGGGTGGCGTACCGCTGCTGGCACACCCGTAAAGAATAAGGAGTTGTGGATCGAAATTGATACACTTACCCAAAAGATGACCTCCGTGGAGTGGAAGTGGGTTAGGGCACACAATGGACATCCACAGAATGAACTCGTGGATACCATGGCACACCAAGAGGCTACCGAGATTAAAAATGGTCGCGTAAAATAATGGAGTCCCACCCGTGGTGTGAGAAGCAGGAGAAGCTCCTCAAGTCATGGGCCGAGAGAGCCGCAGGCTATCGCTGGCTTCATAATCACGCGCGTCTTCACTACAAAACACAGAATGATTACCTGTCATACCCGAGTATAATCATCGCGAGTATCACAGGTGTTGGCGGTTTCGCGGTTCTCAATCCAAGTGGGAATGATAGTGTTTCATCCGAAACTCGCTCTAAAATTATGATTGTCCAGTACTTCTTTGCGTTCCTCAATGTTTTGGGTGGTATCCTCACATCTATAGGTAAGTTCAGTCAAAGTTTGAGTCTCTCGGAGGCACACTCTGCGATGTGCGTCCAGTACTCCAAGTACTATAGAAATATAGATATGGAATTGTCCCTTGATGAGGATGACCGCACAGGGGTTGTTGAGTTTGTCAAGAAGTGTCGCGAAGAGTATGATAGACTTCTTGACGAAGCCCCAGATATCCCAGCAATATCTATAGCGGCTTTCAATGCGGAGTTCCCAGATAAAGTGAATAAACCCGATGTGTGTAATGGTCTCAGTATCATTATGTGTGACGAGACCGCGTCACAACTCGCGTCGAAGCGAAGTGTGGCGAAGTGGTTGGGGACACTTAAGGGTGTTGTCAGCCGCAAAAGTAGGGATATAGATGATTTAGCGAGGATGGAAAGTGCATGATTTATCAGCCACCAAAGCATAGAAAGTTGTAAATAGAATCAATGCGGACAATAAAACCTTCTGTCTCTGTGGAAAGAACGCCAAACCCAAAATGAGTAGACACAATATATACATATACAAGAATTGTGTGTATTCAACTATAGCTCGTGTGTATCGATCAAACCCCGGAGAACCTGGGTAAGACACGAAGATGGCATTAGAATCTTGTTTTTTGTCTAATGGTCCAAAGTTTTTGAAAATTCTTTCATCTTCATCGACGGATATGAAATTATGTTTTTTGCACAAAGCATTGAGATTAATTTGGTCATCTAAACATTTCATATCAGCTTCGTCTTGCAACATAATGGTTAGTTCTTTTACATAACCCATATACATACCGGCATTGGCCATACTCTTTTCAGTACATTGCCCAAAAATTAAAGAACGACCAATATCTGAAAAGTTCTCTGGATCTTTTGACATAAGAACTCTACATTTGCATTCTTTGAAAAGTTGCATAACATTTTCAGGACTTTTATTTATTTTTGTATCAAAACCATCTACAAACACAATAATATCTTCGTCATTTTTTGTTTTCATGTACTCTAAAAGTCCTTTGGATTTATCAGAGTAACCATTCCATTTTCTACCCCACCCCAACACTTTGATTGGAACATCAAATTCATTCTTCACAAGTTCTTCAAACATACCCTGAGATTTGTTGGCGTACGTCACAATCTCCACCGACATTATTAGTATATACATATATATAAAAATAGAGTGCTTACATAATACAAAGATGAACATTGGTATCCTTACCGCTGGTGGCGTCTGCCCGGGTGTCAACACCCTCATTCGGTCAATCACCCTCCGTGAGAAGAACCAAGGAAACAAGGTCTATGGGTTCAACGGGGGATTCAGAGGTCTCAATACAAATATCCAAGAATATTTTGAACATAAATATCTCGATGACGGACCGGGTACATTTTTAAAAACGTCGTATGATTACGTAGATATTGACAAAGCGGTCAATACACTGAGAAACTATGACCGTCTGTACTGTATTTGTGGAAACGAGTCTATGAAATCTGCGAGAGACTTGGCCCTCGATGACCGCGTACATACAAATATTATCGGAATTGCCAAGACGGTGTTTAATGATATTCACGGTCTAGAGTCTATTGGATTTCAAACTGCGGTCCAAGAACTTGCTCGCTATATCGATTGCGCGTTCATTGAAGCGACATCTACAGACTCTATTGTATTCCTGGAGGCCCCCGGGAGACACAATAGCAAATTGGCTGTGTATGCGGGTCTCGCGAGAAGTTCAAAGATTACGAGTGTTATAACCCCAGATACGACAGATGATTACATTACGACGATTGAATATGGGTACGCGAACAATGGCTACGCCGTCGTTGTTGTCTCTGAAATGTGTGACTACAGAGACCTCCTCACGAGTCTTTCGGTCAAGCCCAAGGTCATTACACCTGGCTACCTGATTAGAGATGTTGAGCCGTGTATCTACGATAGCATCTTGGGTGAGCGTATGATTCACGAAGCGTTTGATCACGCACAAATACACAGAGACTTCATCAAGGGTGCGACGAGTATTCTTCCATTCAAGGATTATCTCCGTATAGTGTAGGTTGAATGTTTCGGGGATTGTACTCGGATCCCAAGTTTGTGGGGGCTACGACATCGCCACCAAATAGAGTGACTGTCATAATGGAAGACGGTATTGAGTATCATACATCTAATATTGTCTTCAGGTCAGAAGCCACGATCGATAAGCTCTCAAAAGAAGTTAAAGGCACACCACGTGGTAAAGAAAAGATAACCCAACTCTTTGTGGTTCCAACGACGAGACAGAAGGGTCGTTTTACAGTGACAGAGTATGAACTGTGAGCTCCTATAACACAGCGGTTAGTGTGTCGTGCTTATACGTATGTATACTTGAGCGGATCTCACACCCCGTAAAGGCACGCGGAAATCTGGGATCGACACCCAGTAGGAGCAATTTACCTTTTAGATATGTGTCCCATATGTAAAAGATAAATCCTTGAGTATAATAGATGATAACCCGAAAGCGTGGTGTGTTCTATAGACAGGGTCGTCCAGTCCCCGAAGCTGAGCAGCAACAGTATCGGAAGATCGGTATTCCACCCGCCTATACAGATGTTGTGGTGTACGTCAATGACCCAAAGCTTGTGGCAACCGCAATTGATGGTACGGGCAAAAAACACTACTACTACAACGACACGTTTTTGGAGAAACAGAGAAAGTTGAGGAAGGGTAGGGCGACCCACATTGACTTTTCCAAAATTAAGAGTGTTACGACGAGAATACTGTCAGACCCCAAGCACCCACTGTGGGACGACGCGCTCACCCTCCGTATGATTGCGATTGCGTACCTCCGCTCGGGATCAAGGGACAATGACGATGCCATAGGTGCTATGTCGTTGCGGAGAAAGCACGTGAAGTTGAGTCGCGATGGTCAAACACTCACATTTGATTTCCCCGCCAAGAGTGGTCAACAGAGGTTCTATGAGGTGAGGGACAAAACTCTCCACGATGCCATCTCACGGCAACAAAAGCCCCTCCTCTCGGGGAACTCAACACACACCAGGGTTAGGGATCTTCTACGAAGGATCACCAGAAACGGGGACATTCAAATTAAGGACATCAGAACTGCTGGGAGTATGCAACTCTTCCAAAAACATCTCAAGAAGTACAATGGTGACGAGAAGAAGGCAACAGACGCAACGGCTGAAACCATCGGTCACACACCCTCCGTGTCTAAAAAATATTACTTATTGTAATGAGATACGGGTCCTCAGCTCGCAAAATGTTCAAGGTACGTTGGGGTCTCCACGGGAAGGGTCTCATTGAGGATCATCACATAATTCCCACACAATTCAAGAAGCACCCCACAGTTGTGAGAGCCAATTATGATATACATGCGAGTAAAAATCTCATTATGTTGCCGACACGTCTCGGTAAAGTTGTACTCCGTGTGAGGGAAGACCGCCTCATTCATGCGGGGAAACACACGGGCTACAATACATATGTTGGACACATGTTGGATTCGATCAAGACTATAGAACAATTTATAGAGTTTACAGAATTCTTGAGAACCTCGTGTCGTCACAGACCCCACCACATCCCATGGTCTTAGTACCCCCACTTGACATCATCTGGGGTCGCGGATGGGTGATTCCTTGAAAAATATTGAGGACGCCCATGTTCACTATGACCGATTGTACTATTATGTGTACGATCTATTTTCATGTATCTACGCATATCCTTGTAGTAGATACGCGCACCATTGGCAATGAGATCCTCGTGTTTCATATCCACATGATTATCCATTGGTAAAAAGTACTTTGTATACTTTTTCATGTTCTCAACGTTTATGAGATAACACTTAGTACTTGAAATCCACTTGACCCTTTCAAGTTTACCATCTTGTTTATCTGGGAGTCTTGAGAGACAATGAAAAAAACACATTTCAAATTCATCACCCCTGTCGTCAATAATTTTTTGAATCTCGTCGTAGAGTTTATTTGATTTTATAATTACATTGTCTTCAAAGATGACAGCATACTTGAGACCTTGATGGAAGCATCTCTTGTAAAATTCCATGTGTCCCATAAAACAACCGATGGCACCCAAGTTGAAGTAGGTTATATCCGGTCTCTTTACCTGTGGATTGTAGTGCATTTCTACCGCCTTTTCAAAGTATTCTGGATCTACGTGGTTCTCAAATTCTCTCGCATTTTTCACATTTCGTGTGTCTGGGCCGTAAATAACTTCAATTGGAATTGTTGGGTTGTGATATTTCATAAATCTTTCTTGTCTCTCTCTTTCAATTGGGATGGTCAACAAATAGCACTTATAGTCGTACTCCTCTGTGGTCTGGTGACGATAAACCCTAAAAAGTATGGCGATCAAAAGAAGAATCAAAATGACCCAAATCATACCTACTTAAACCTTAGAAAATAGTATAGGATAAGTATGAGTCTCATAGATGGCATCGGTCTGACAAGCGCAATCCTCATATCAGTGATGTTTGTACCACAAGTCATACACGTCTATAAAGAGGGTGACACAAACGCCATAAACTATAGTTTCTTGGGACTCAACATGATGGCGAGCACAATGGGTCTCGCATACTCCATAAATTACCATATAGTTCCTATGATTATCGCAAATACATCGGCTGGACTTTTCTCGATATCCCTACTTGGGTTTAAGTATGTAAACGAGCTTAAAGAGGAAACGTGTACTATTGATAAAGTGGGGGTGCCATAGCTCAGTTGGGGGAGCGTTAGACTGAAGATCTAAAGGTCCCGCGTTCGATCCGCGGTGGCGCCATATAATTGACCCTACCGTTTCAAGCTTTTATGGTGTAGTGGTAACACTGCGGACTTTGAATCCGCCACCCTAGGTTCGATCCCTAGTAGAAGCTTTAACCGACCTTAGCTCAGTTGGAAGAGCAGCTGACTGTAGCGATATTAACGCTAAATTTGCAATGTAACAATTGGTATCAGCGGGTCATCCGTTCGATTCGGATAGGTCGGATCTTTTCTCTTGTAACTCAGTTGGTTAGAGTGTGGGACTGT